TGACCAAGAAGAACGTCCAGTGTAAATCACTGTCACTATAAAGTTTTGAAGCAACTACATCAGGTCTATCTCCTTCCATTAACTCTAAGTATTCATAATCAATAATGTCATTTACTGCAGATTGTTCTATCTTAGATTTCCTAAAGAAATCTTTTATGGTAATTACTTTACCACTATCTAAAGTGTATTGAATGTCGGGAAAGTTTTTAAATAGTTGTGTAGCCATTATCCTTTACCTCCAGGCTGTTTAGGTCTAGATAATTGTGAACCTCTAATTTTTTCTGCACCAAAATTTGTTCCAAACAAACCTGTTCCTTCTTTATATCCTACAACTCTGTCTGCTCCAAGAGATTTATTGCCACCACCAATTGAATCACGTAGTTTCCACTCACCGTCTTTGTCTGTAGTTTTTGAGATTTGTTGATAAGTTTCTTGTGTAATAACTTTAACTTCAGTAAACTCTAAACCCATTTCTGTTGATACTGGATAACCGTCTTCATAAAGTTTTGTTGAATGTGATACCGTGCAATCTGTTAAAACAGAGGGTAAGAAATCTTCAAATCTTAAATCAATAGAACCTTCATAATAGATATCAAATATGTTTGGATAGTTATAGTATCCTTCTGCAGCTCCGTCTGCTTCTGCATTTGCAAAAGTATCAGGCAACATTGCAGATTTAAATGACCAAATAATATCTTGAACTTGTTTTGCTTCTTGTGAACTTTTCGGATAGAATTCATAACTAAATGAATGACTTCTAAATTCTACACCTTTGAAGAACTGTTCTTCCATAGGATTCTTTGCTTTACCTTGAATAAAGTTTTTGACACCACCAGTGACAGCATTTCCAGCACTGTCTATTAATCCTTCAAATGCTTCTTCTAATCCACTACCAAATGCTTGGAGTCCATTACCACCTCCGTCAAAGGTATCAATAATATTTCTTTTGTTTGCACTAATACCTTCTTGTTCATAGGTCACCTTTGTATCAAAGGATAAACTATCGGGAACATACAATGCAATAGAAACTTGTTCTTCTCCACTAAATAAATTCTTTGCATTTGCACCTTTACGTGACTTTCTTGGTCTAGTTTCAAATACTATATACGAATCTAAATCTTCTCCAACTGGATATGTTAAATCTCTTATGTTTGCAACTGGTGATTTTTTTGAAACTGATTTTGCAAGGTTTGAAGCATTAAGATTACTTTGAAGTGTTGCACGTCTATCGTCTAATAACTTTTGTGCTTTTGCCTTTTCGGCAGCTAACATATCTTTTGCATACGAACCAGTATACTCTTTACCTTCGAATTTTGATTTGATTCCTTTAAAGGATTTGACTGCACTTGCAGCTTGGTTAACTTTGTTTAATAGTTTGTCTATACTTGGCATGTTTTTTGAACCTAAATACTAAAAATTATGATTACTAGTGTTATTTATGTCTAGAAAAAGTTATTCAGGCAAGTTTAAACCAAAGAACTACAAAAAATATAAGGGTGACCCTACAAAAATCTATTATAGGTCGTTGTGGGAACGTAGATTTATGGTATATTGTGACAATAATCCAAATATTATTGAATGGGGAAGTGAAGAAATCATAATTCCATACAAATCACCTGTTGATAAACGGGTTCATAGATACTTTCCCGACTTCTATATCAAATATGTTAACAATAAAGGACAAACAGTCCGTGAAATCATAGAAGTTAAACCCAAAAAACAGTTATCACCTCCAAAAGAACCTAAACGTATGACAAAAAGATACTATAATGAGGTTGCAACCTACTTAGTCAATCAAGCAAAGTTCAAAGCTGCAGATAATTATTGTAAAGATAGGAGATACGGATTCAGAATACTCACTGAAGACCACCTTGTTAAATGAAAAAACTAATTGCATTTGATTTAGACGGTGTTCTAATCAACTCTATTAAAAATATGGAAATGTCTTGGGATATTGTTAGACTTCACCACAAGATAGAAGTTCCTTTTGAGGAATACAAGAAACAAATCGGTAAACCATTCTTTGATATACTGAACGAGTTAGGAATCACTGAGTCACAACAACAAATCAAAGACACCTATGACGAGGCATCGAATATGGTTATTGACGAAGTTGAGATATACGAAGGTGCAATTGAAACACTAGAACACATAAAAGAAAAAGGATACAAGATTGCAATCTGCACTTCCAAAGATATCGTAAGAGTTAAAAAAGTCATTGCAAGTTTGATACTAGACGGTAAGAAGTTTCCAAAGTTTGATTATATCTGTTCACCTAAACAAGGTCTGAGAGGTAAACCAGCTCCTGACCAACTACTAAATACTATTGCATTTTGTAATGTAGACCCACACGAAACATTCTATGTGGGTGATATGGAATCAGATTATCATTGTGCAAATAGAGCAGGTGTAGATTTCATACATGCAAGTTATGGTTATGGAGAATTTGAGTGCAGTCTGAAGATACAGTCGATAAAATCAATAAGAGAGTTGTTGGACTAATACCAGCAAGATACGAATCTTCAAGATTTGAAGGTAAACCTCTGGCTTCCATACTCGGAACTCCCATGATTCAGAGAACTTACAATCAAGCAATACAATCAAAACGACTTTCAAGTGTTATAGTGTTAACCAATTCTAACGATATTTACGACTTCTGCAACAGTATGCGCATGAACTGTTTAATAGTAGACGAAGAATGTTTAACTGGAACAGACCGTTGTGCAAAGGGAATCAAAGATATTGAGGGTGATATCTTTGTTAATATACAAGGTGACGAACCCCTGATTAATCCTGAAGCTATTGACCAATTAGTAGATTCTCATACACTAGGTAGTGTATCTAATGCATATGTTGAGTTAGACTTTTATTCAGACAAACGACATGATAACAATGTAGTCAAAGTTGTGACGGACACATACAATAATGCACTCTATTATTCACGACTAAGTATACCATATTATCAAAAAGAGGAAACCACTGTCAAACAACAATTAGGTTTGTATGCATTCAATAGAGAGTTCTTAGAAATGTTTCCACACTTTCCAGTCCGTGAATTAGAGAAAAGTGAATCAGTAGAAATGTTAAGGTTCGTTGAGAATGGGTTTAAAGTTAAAATGGTTAAGGTGGAAGACGAAGGTTATTCGGTAGACACACCTGACGATTTGGTGATAGTAGAAAATATTTTAAGGAAAAAATTATGTTAATACATTTGAAAACAGAAGATAACTATAAGAAGGTAGAAGAGTTATTCAATCAAATTAGAGAGGAGTCTAAACCAAGAATAGTTTCATGGGGTGAATTAAAGAAACTAGGTGAGACACACTTATTGAATACATTTTATTCTTCGATAAATTATGGTAAGTCACTAGCAAAATATGCAGACTCAGAACCATGGGTTGAAGAACCTTTAGATAGTATAAATCATAAAAAATCAATTGAAGAAGGTAGACAACCCACTAAGAACTTTCATGCAAGACTAGAGAATCATATAGACAATGTTTTCTTTCATGCAAGTAAATGTAGGTGGTTGATAGATGAATGGAAGGAGAATGGTTGGTATTCTTATCCACAAGCATGTGTAAAACCTGATGGACAATTATGGTTTCACCCAGGCTCTATCAGACAATATGCATTACATGCTGGTCATATGGATAGTCAAAACATAGTGTTATGGGACTGTTGGATAGAGAAAGAGTTAATGCCTCACAAACCTATTATAACATTTGAACAATGGAGAAATATTTTTACTGTAGATAGAAATCAATGGGTAGATGCAATGGGATTTCCTGATGAATCAGGGACACAAAAACTGAGTATGAGTCATATGCCTATGTTAGAATGGCATGTTGATGAAGATAGACCTAAGTATTATGAAACTGCTTATAGAATACAAAAAGAAATGTTTAACTTTAAAAAACCTAAACTAATAGGTGAGTGTGAAGATTCTGTTAAAGACTGTTTTGAAGATAACACTGAGTGTTTAGAAATACATATGAAAGAAGGAATCTTTTATGAACCAATGTTTTTAAGTTTGTTCTCATGGCCTTTTGATAAGAAAGAATGGGAATGTCGAGAATTCTTTATCAGAAAAACCTTTTAAAAGCATAAATAATAGACAATGGCAGGTCTATTTGAAAAATTACAAAACGAATCTCCTTCGGAATTAGAACAAAGGAGTTTCGAATCATTGGAATGGTTCAAAGACAACCTAAGATATGTAAAGGTAAGACCCGACCAAACACTGAGAGAAGGTGAAGTGGTCACTACACTTGAAATAGGTAGAATGTATATGTATTTCTATGAAGCTAAACATAAAAATACATTACCTTACTTTGATAGATTCCCTTTAGTCATACCAATTAGAAAGTATGCAACTGGATTTATAGGAATCAATTTACATTACATTGCACCTCGTTATAGAGTTTTATTCTTAGAAGAGTTATATGAATACACAAACAATAAAGACTATGACGATACAACTAGATTTAGATTAACATACGAATTACTGAAAGGTGTATCAAGATTGAAGTATTATAAACCATGTTTAAAAGAATATCTCTATGGTCACATTGCAAGTCAATTCAGTTTAGTCCCGTCTCAATATTGGGAAATAGTTGCAATGTTGCCGTCACAACAATTTAACGTTAACGCAAATTCTGTATATGCAGATAGTAGAAGGAAAGTAGTATGAGTGTAGGTATTGGAGAGTTTATATCTTATTTCGATACGGGTGCAAGACCCAATTATTTTGATGTTCAAATCACGAGTGGTGATTCACTAGGTGGTTTTGCATTCCAAACTAATGACGGACATAATTTCCGTTGTATCAATGCAACCTTCCCAGGCGTCGAACTAGGAACTAATGAAGAAGCAACATTTGGTGCTCCTCGTCAAATCCCTGATGGAACAGTGAGTTATGACGGTGGATTATCACTGACATTCTTATGTGATACTTTCTTCTACGATAGAATTCTTATAGATGCATGGCAACGTATGATATTTGAAGGTAAACCTGCGAATAGTTCACATAATAGAGATAGGGGAACAAAATTTCAACCAGTCATGAGATACTTAAACGAATACACTGGAACTATCAATGTTGCACAATTAAGTCAAGGTGGTAAACAGAGAATGTTATATGAATTCCAAGACGTATATCCAGTATCATATGCAGAACAATCAGTTGCAAGTTCAAACGAAGCAGGTGGAATTATGGAGTTTGAAGTCACATTCGAATATAAAAACTTTGAAGTTTCATATCCAAGTGAAGAAGACGAAGTAAGAACAGTAGAACCAATGAACAATGGTGCAAAACAAGACCCATTAGGAAAAGGAAGTATTTTAGGTGCAACTATGGATACACTCAAAGTGTTGTCTAGGTTCAATCCAAAGGCTGGAGAATACCTAAATAAACTAAGTGGTCTTGAAGGCCAAATTACACGTGGTAAGAATATCAGTAGAAAAATTGGTGGTCTTAACATAGGTGGTGGTGATTAAGAATTAATTAATAAAGTGAGGATAATATAATGGCATTACCAATACAGTCGACACCGACTTATAGAACTGTTTTACCAGTGAGTGGACAAGATATAGAGTATCGTCCATTTCTAGTAAAAGAACAGAACATTTTAGTTCAAGCTAAAGAAGGTGCAGACGCAAAACAGACTATGCAATCTGTTAAAAAATTGCTACAAGCAGTGACCAATGACAAAGTGGTTATTGAGGAATTACCAACTACAGACTTAGAATGGTTATTCATTCAAGTAAGAAAAGTATCTGTAGGGGAAACATCAAAATTAATGTTTCCATGTGTCAATAGAGAGTGTCCGAATACAAAAGACGTGACACTTAACTTAGATTCTATTGAACCTGAAGGTGAAATTCCTGAAGACTATACTGTCATGATTACTGACAAAGTGGGTTTAACATTAAGTATACCTACTGTTGCTGGAGTTGAGAAGGTTGCAGACCTAACAGAAGAAGCACAAACAGTAGAACTTATTAAAGAATCCATAGTAAACATTTTTGACGAAGAGAATGTTTATGAAGGTGCAGATTTGACTAAAACAGAACGAGACGAATTTGTGGAATCATTAACTTTCCCTCAATTAGAACTTTTAGGAAAATGGTTTGATACACTTCCTAAATTAACAACTAGTTTAGAATGGGATTGTGATGAATGCGGAACGAGGAATGAGCAGAAGTTAGAAGGAATTCAGAATTTTTTTTAATAGCTCTTTCTCATGAAAGTGTGTTTAATCATTATAACACTAACTTTCAATTAATGCAACACCACAAGTATTCATTGACTGAATTAGACAATATGATACCTTGGGAAAGAGAGATTTACATTAAATTGTTAATGCAACATCTCAAAGAAGAGAAGTCTAGACAAGAGGCAGAAAATGCTAAAATGAAAAGACGATAATTTAACAACATAATAAGGACACAAATTATGGCGGACACAATCATAAAGGAAAACAATACGACTAACGAAGTCGAAATTTCCTTAGACAAATATATGAAACTTATCGACCAGTT